GCAAGGTATGCAGAATACTCGATAGTCTTTTCTAATTTCTCAGCAAGATAGTTTGAATATTCTTTTACGCTTTCCACTTCAGACTTTACAGATTCATCGCTATTTAAAGATTCCATTCCCTCTTTAATAGTTTTTATTTCGCTTGATAAGTACTGTGAGTATTTATTAAAATCATCAGTGCTTACGAATTTTGATTCAGCCATTTTGTTTTCAGTTTTATTTTCGGTTGTTAAAAGTTCTTTTGTTTGTCCAATTTCATAAATTTGAATGCTAGAATCGTTATCAAATCCATAAGATTCGTTAACTCTTTTTAATTCAGCGTTTTCAAAACCAGGATCAGCTACTAAGTCATATGTAAATAACTGCTTAATTTTAACTGTCCCGTTAGATTCAACTGTTCCAGCTGCTCTAGATGAAATTTGTAAAGGAACACCAGCGTCAACTAACGCTTTAGCTTGGCGGCCAGCTTCAGTATCAAGTAATCTAATTTTACCTCTTACTTGCTTTGTTTCTTTATCATACGTTAATTCTTCAATAATGTGTGAAACATTTTTTAAAGATACGTCAAATGTTTGCGGGTGGTCTAATTCTCCTAATAACTTAGAAGAACCTATCTTAGATTGAAGCGATTCGATTTGGGGAACATATTCTGACTCAGTATAGATTCTATTATTTCTATTCTTTTTGTCAATTTCACCAAACACACCTTCAAGGACATAAGCCCCACTGCTATCTTTTTTGAATTCTAATTCGCTAGAAGATCTTTCTAGGATTAATAGATTGTTTTTTGTATTCATATATTTTAATACTATGTTTGTTTATATATCTTTTGAAGAATAATGGTTTTTCATTTTTCTATATTTCCAAGTCTCCTAATGCATCTTCTAAGCCACCGGCTCCTTCTCCTTCTCCTTCGTCTTTCTTAGCAGCTTCTTCTTCTGCAGTTTCCTTAGCCTTTAGTTCAGTTTCTACTTCTAGATAATAAGTCACCAAAGTTTGCATATCTTCTTCAGTAAATGCATTATTTCCATATTCTTTATAGAAATATTCTTTGAATTCTTTTTCAGTTTTACTAGTATTCATTACTCCAATGATCTCAGCTGATTTAATTTTTTCACCCGAGTCTAAAAGAACATCGTCTACTATTACATCCGAATCGTCTCCGACCTCTATTGCATCCTCTGTTAAACTAGAGTAATTGTTAAATGTTTGTAAGTGTTTCATTGTTAATTATATATTCTTTTTTCTAGAATCCCATGTCCATTGGGTCCACCTCAGGTTCTTCTGCTTCTGCAGAAGCCTGTCTTGCTTTATAAGCTTCGTTTGCTGCTTTATCATCTGGTGATAATTTCAAGTATCTGTCTACTAAGAATTCCATATCAAAGTAAGGCATTTCTTCCATGGTAACTGGATCTGTTTTCATTAGAGAATCTTGCATTGTAGATATAAACTCTAATCTTTTCTCCATAATTTCCATTGTCTTTAACTCAGCGAACATATTTTCTTCATTAAATTGAATAGCTATTTGAGTTCTGAAACCTGCATCATCTTTAAATTCAGGGAATTTAAGACACATCTGTAACCATAATGGTTTTACTAAAACCTCCTGGAATGAAGAACGTAATCTTTTAATAAATTTAGAGAATTTAATTTCGTCTCTAATCATACCATCCGCTGCTAGGTTAAAGTCTCCTCCACCATCTTCGTACATGAATCTGTTGTAAGGTATTTTAGAAACCATTTTTAATTTATCATTAAAATATTTAAGTGCTTCTGTATCTGATAATTCTGGACCTTCGCCACCTAGCGTTTCAATCTCTGGAGATTCTCCTTCCTTAGATGGTAACCAGTATTCTTTATTAAATTGAAGCATTGGTTTTCCATTAGTTGCTAATGTAGCTGAATCCCAATCAAAATCTACAACTTCTTTATAGTTACCCATTAATTGAGCAAGAGATTGTTTAGCTCTTGTTTTAGATTTACCACCAACTGGGATAATAAACTTCATTCTGTATGATGAGTTCGTAACGGCCCAGATAACTCTAGTGTGTTCCATTATTCTCATCAGGTTAAATGATCTTATAAGTCTTTCTAAGTAACTTACCCTAGAGGCAGTGGTTATTGAAGAATAAGAAATATAGATGATCTGTGAATCATACAGGACTCTCTCCTTAACTGGATCGTCCTTAAATTGAACCCATACTTTTTTGCCATCATCCTTGTTATAACCTGGCATTAATGTAATAGGATCTATTTCTTTAAATCCTATAATTTGGTCTTGATCTGGGCTATAAATAATTTCAAAAGAAAGATATCCGTCAATTAAGAATTTTCTAAAGAAATACCATGCCGATTGATCTGAATTAAATCCAAAGTATTGGTATAAATCTCTAAATGATTTATTTAAGTATTTTGTAACTTCTTCAGAAACATCCATTCCAATAAGTTCTGGATTTCCGATAAAGTTTTTATTATCGTATACTATTGATTCATCACATAAGATATCTAATATATCTTCTATTTCATCATGAGTTGAAAATTTTCTTAATTCATCTCTTTTACCTTCATATCCTTGGTCGAAGAAAGGAATATTTTTACGCATTGTGGTGTCAGCCATCGATAATGCAGCGAATGCGCCATACATATTATCGTCGTCTAATCCCATTTGATTCATCTGGCCGTAACCAAATTCATCTTCTACCGGACCTATTGCCTGTGATTGTCTTAAAACCAAATCGTCGTAATACATTCCGAAAGACGATAGTCTTTTTAGTGTATCACTTAAGGTGAATGATCTTTTACCAGTACTTAGTGGTCCATTTCTTTCTATAAAACCTGCCATGTGTTAAATTTACAATTGTATTATACTTCTCTTTATATATTCTTTTTTCTACGATGATCTTCAAATAATCTAATCAGCTGCTGTTTATTGATTCCCTGAAGAGAATCAAAGTCACATATTGCCATTTTACACCAATCCTTATATGCAACTACTGCTTGATTAGATTTGCCAAAGGGCTTATACCTTCTTATTGCAAAATCGTATCCAAATGATTCAAGGTATCTCTTTGCTCCCTTATATGTGAACATAGGTAAACCTTTTTGTCTTTTAGCATCTTCCTTTTTAGAAGCAGATTTAATATACGGTTGGTATTTATCATATATTTCGTCTAAAAACTCTTCTCTAAATTTAGGAGGAAGCATTGTTATATTAATTCCTATATCGTCTCCTTCGTAAGGCTCTAATGCAAGTACGACTGGATTATCATCATACCATATTATATCCTTTGTCACTGGTTTATATTCAAATACATACATTTTTCCAGGAATAAACGGAGATCTTATAGATCCTACTGCTTTTTCTTTTTTATCTTTTACGCTCTTTTCAAACCATTTCCTAACTTCATTGCCAGCCTTGGCCCTGCCCTTTCCCTTTATTAGTTTATTGATTTCTTCTTTAATGTAGCCCATTGATTATAGTTTCTTCTGTTAGAACTATAAAGTTCCAATTTCGTTGAGAGCAGAATTCTTTAGCTGCATTATATTTATCCATATTTTTAACATACTGCTCTGCTAAAAATTTATATGATTTAAGAGCCTTCTTGGAATTTACCTTAGGAGGTTCTGGTTTTTGTATCTGTTGCTTTGGTTTAATTTCTACTAGATATTCTTTAGTAGTTTCATCGGGCTGAATTGCCTTAAAATAAAAATCAGGGTAGTATCTTCTTTTCGTTGAATCCTGTCTAGACCAATATGGTATTTCGACCGGTTCGCTTGACCACATACTTACCTTTTCATTTTTGTCGCACCACATCATAAACTTACGTTCCCAGGAACTTCTATATATGATAGGAGTAGGTCCTGCATATTTAGAAGGATTATTAGGTTTATAATAACCTTGATTGAATCCTGAATTTTTAGTTGGTTTGACATTCTTTATTGACATTAGATGCTATAAATTCCTGTTTGATTTTCAGAGTTACCCGATCCCTTGTCTATAGATAAAGTTCCTTTATATTTTTGAGGGTGAATCTTATTCCATCCCTTAGCATATCCTCTCTTTGCTATCTCTGTAAAATACGCAAATGCGTTTGGATATTTAGGATTGAAATTTCTCCAGTATTTTAAAAGGTCTAATATAGCAAATTGTAAACAATCGTTCCTATCATCCTCGCTGACATATCTCATTCTATTAATTGCCTTTTCGGCTATGAGAATCAACATCTTCTCAGCATCCCTTGTCAATTTATCCTGATCCTTAGAAAGAACCATTTGATCGTATAGATCCCTGTTGTTTAAGTAGTTTTTTGATTTTCTTCTTTTAGCCACAATATTGTTGGTTTATTTATAGGGATTATACTCAGAAATGTTAAAAAGTTTATTAACCTAAAAAAGGGACCAATGGTCCCTTTTCTATTTACGATGATACGTCTTATGCGTTTAATGCTTCAATCTTATCTTCCCATACCTTGATCTCTGAATTAATTAAAGCATCAGCGGCTTTAATTTCTTCAATTGATTTATCAGCTTCAGCTAATAAACCTCTTTGGTCTTTTAAGAAAGAAATCATTTCTTCAAACTTTGAAGTTTCTTTAGATTTCTTAGCAAGTTCTAAAGTTTCTCCTTCTAACATTTCAATTACTACAGCTGAAGCGTCTTCTGAAGTTTCTGCTTTGATATAAGATACTGCTTCGTTAGCGGTAGCTGAAAAGAATTTATTTAATCGGGTGTCTTTGTTGAATCTTGAAACAAATAGATTTTCATCTAATTTGAATAAATCAACAGTGACACCTCCCTTCTTATACGTGGTAGCGAAATCTAAATGCATGAAATTTTCTACAATAGTAGAAAGGCTTTCAAATAATTCAGCTTTATTTTTGTTTTCATATCTAACTAGTCCGCTGGCTAATACGTATGTTGAGAATGATTCTTTAATTTCAGATGTTCCATTGTAGAACTTTCCTTCTTCAATGTTGTAAATAAATTTTGAACCTCTGTTGTACCATTTAATATCTTTTCCTACTATATCAAAATTTTCAAAGGCAGCAATTGCGTTTAAAAATTCTTTATTAGTTGGTCTTTCGATAATTTCAATGTTGTTTTCTTTTATTTCGTACGCTCTATTGTTTAAATAGAATTGAATACTTTCTTCAATTTGTACGAAGGGCGCTAACATGTTTGTCATTTTATTATTCGTTTAATTTTATTGTTTAACTATATATCTAAGTCGTTTTCATCAATTATGCTAGGATCGTCGGGAGTTGCCTGTATTTGCTCGTCCTTAGCTTCTCCTTTATTTGATGTAACTGATTTTTGTTTTATTTCGAACATTCTATTTCCTGCATGAAATTCAGAAGATCCACCTGATCCATATCTATATGCACTGGAAGAGCTTGAACCATCTCCTGAACCATCGCCTGAACCATCTCCTGAACCAGTGCTTGAACCAGTGCCCGGATTTCCATCGGGTGTATTTGAAAACGAAGGAATAAATGAATTTACTTCAATTGGGAATGTAATCTTATATTTGTCTTTATCATCAAATCCAAAATCTATTGGAGCCTCTACAGTATAGTCATCTGGTAAAGAATAATATGAAGGTAATCTATATGTTCCTTCTTCTAGATGACCTACCTCTACATTAAAATAATTAGATTTGTATAATCTCTTTACTATCATTTCGGTAATTTTTAAAGAGTCAAGCATCGAAGATACTAGTATTTCTATATCGAAACTTATTAATATTGGAATCATCTCAAATTCAGAAGAATATGCTTGTAAAGATCCTTCACCATCTAGTCTAGTGTAATTTCCCATTATTCTCTTATTGACTAGCTTTGAAGATTCTATAGATATTGAAGAAATTCTAGCTACTCCCCTTGGAATTACATCGTAGTTTCCATCTGCAAAACCAGGATCAGGATAGCAATCATCTCCACTTGGCGTTGTAAATAAGAAATTATCTCTTAAGAACTGATCATCACCTGTTATGGAATAATAGAAGGGAACGTCTATGTCCTTTCTTTCATTAGCACTGACCTGTCTTTGAAACCATACTTTATTATTTAAATCTGCAAGTAGACCAATAATAACGTGTCTAATTATAGAATCGTCGGTGTTATATTTAAGATTATATGTTGCCATTTATTATAAGTATCTTGTCGCTGCTCTTTGCCAGTTTGGTAAACCGGACATTTTTAAACCAGCTGCTTTAACGAATGTTCTCATAGAAATATCGTTTGCATTTTTCATGAATTCGTAGATTTCTTCTTTTTCCTTAAGTGGCATCTCAGTAGGTTCCAAATGAGGCAATAGCCTTTCCATTCTTTCCATTAGGGTTGCATCGTCTGGATTTACATCTACTAAAATGGATCTAGATCTAATAGCTCCATCTGGATCTGCCTTTTCTTTTTCTAAGTTAGAAATGAAGATTACTCTTCCTGCAAATTCAAATGAATTAGGAACAACTCCGCTTTCTTCTAAGTTGAATGCTTCTTCAGGACTTACGTCTTTAGGATCGTATACCGCTTTAGTCTTTTTTAAATAAGAGACTTTTCTTACTTTCTTTGTATCTAGTGCGGCTTTCATTAAGTTTCTACCATTCTCATCTCTGAATACTGCATCACAATCATCAAAGATTAATGTCTTATTTCTATATTGATAGAATTTCTTATACATCATAATAACAGATGCTGCACCTGAAACCATAACGTAATCTTCTTCGTCAACAAGACCTTCATCTTTCATTGCTCTTTCTACATTATATGTTTTACCAGTACCTGCTCTACCAGAAATAAATAAAGAGTTAAATGCACCTGCAGCAACTCTTCTTGATATTTCATAAATATCTTCCATTGTTTCTTCAAGATATTTCACCTTATCATTAAGAGTCATATCATTTTGTGTTTCAGCTGCGGTAGGTTTTACTGCAACTTGCTGTCCTTTCTTAATATTCATGATTGAAGAATAAGGAACTTCTAATTCGTCTGCTATTTTATTAACCGCCATTCCAGCTTGTAATTTAGCTTCAATCATTTTAATTTCTTCTTTAGAGAATGCTCTTTTAGTTCTTCTTTCTAATAACATTGACTCTTGTATAGATGTAATATATTTTTTATCCATTAATCTAACAAATTCTCCAACTAATTTAACAATTGGAAATGTTTCAGATGAAATAGAAAAATCAGATGTAGAGTTTGCAGCATCTGAGAAATAGATTATAGAACCTACAATACCTGGATTTTTAGCTGCAGCTGCAGTTACCATAAATGCTTCTGTACTTTTGCTTGAATAAAACATTACCCCAGAACCCATGTCAGTTATCATTTCGAATGGAAACTTTTTGAAATCCTTTTTTGTTTTCTTATTTACAAATCTTGCGATTATTGTAGCTGCTTTATTTAGAGATGGATTTACAAGTTCTATTGAACCTGTTTTCATCGCCTCATTTAAATACTGATCGTATTTTAAGATTTTATTATTCATGTTTAAGTGAAATATTATTATTTGATTTATATATCTTTATTCTATAACCTCTATATCGAGTTTAGAGAATCCATTTTCTCTATATATTTGTATCTTTTTATCAAATAGCTCATGTGGAAGAACAGAATGGTTAATTACAAAAGTATTAATCTTGCTATCTTTAATAACCTGTGATAAAATTTTAAGAATATTATGAACTCCATCTGCATCGACTGATGATAGTAACTCATCTAGGAAAAGAAGATTTAATTGTGGAAATCTTAGTTTAAGTATTTTAATGATCGCAATAATAATAATGAAATCTGCTTTCTTTCTTTCACCTGTCGATAATGTAAGTGGATTAATCTCTTCTCCTAAATGATTAATAAGACAATTAAACTTTTCATCAAACCTTATATGAAAAGGAAGGTGCATTGTCTGACCCATCGCAGCAATATTAGCATTAAGACCTGGTAAAATAGTTTGGATTGCAAGGTTCTTAACACCATCTTCGCCTAGAACTTCTTCTATTATTTCTAAGAAATTATAATTACCGGAAGTTTCATCCTTTAAATTTGACTTTGATGATTCTTGTGTTTCGAATTCTTCAATGATTTGCTTTAAGTGTGAAAAATCATTATTAGAGTTTAAAGAATCCTTTATCTTTACTAATTCATTCTTTAAATTTCTAATGTTAGTATTAATAGTAGATACTTTATCATTAATTGCCCTATCCTTAATTCTTAAATCTGTAATGTTAGATTTAATATCGTTTACGATTGATTCTGCATTTGAGATATCAGCTGGAAGAGATTCAGACTTAGACTCAATTTCTTTCTTTCTTTCTTGGTGAAAAGAAGATGTTAATTCCCCTTCACATGTTGGACATTTATCAGTTTCATAGAGAGCTAGTTTTTTCTTCAATTCTACTAACTCATACTTAAGTGTCGTATATTTTGATTGCTTTTCTTGTAAATCTGTAGAATTAGAAGTAATCATATTAGATACTTTAGTGCTTGCCTCTTCTAATTTAATTCTATTAGAATCATATTTTTTAAGACTAGTTTTTAAAGATTCTATTTCTTCTTTGTTTTTAGTGTCAGCTTCTGCTAATAATTGATTTAATTTCATATTAACAGAAATTATGTTTTCACTAAGCTGGCTTAATTCCTTTTCATAAGAATCTAATTCTATTTTAAGATCTCTTCTTTCATCTTTAATCTGCTTTTGCATATCATTAAGGATAGAGAAACCAAACATCTTATCGATGATCTGTCTTTTATCATGATTTGTCATTGTTAAAAAAGACTTGAAATCATTTACAGATAAAATTATAATGTTTTTAAATACATGGTAAGGAATTCCGAATATCTCTTCTTCTAGATAATCTTGAACTGATTTCTTACCAGCTTTATCAAATTCAATTCCATTTAAAAGAACTTTAAATCTATTAGGCATTAAACCTCTTTCAATTTCTACAATAGTCTCCTTACATTGAAGTTCTATTCTTACCCATAGTTCCTTATTAATTCTATTCGGAAGATCTGCCATCTTAACGCCTTCAACTTTACCATAAAGTGCATATACGATTGCATTAGCTATTGTGGTTTTACCATGACCATTTTTACCAAGAGTTAATAGCAACTCTGCCTTATCATCTTCGAATTCGATCTTTTGAATTGAATTTCCGTATGATGCAAAGTTTTTAAATTCTATTGATTTGATTTTCATGCTTCGTTGTCGTAATTATATGCACATTTATCATGCAAGTTTTTTAAACTATTCTTGACTCTTTCTCGAGTCTCGTCATCATGTGGTAGACCATCCACGAACGTATTGCATAGATGTAGAATGTTATAGTTTTTATAGAGATCTTCTATTTCATCCATATCATAAAGATCCTTATCTAGGAATGAATCTTGCTCATATATGTTTGGTTCTATTCTTCTACTTATTTTTTGTACTTTGTTTATTAATCTGGATAATGCACTGGTAGTTGCAATATTAGAAGGAACGTATAAATCTACATAATTATTTTTTATCATGTCCTTGAAGTCGCCTAGAGAAACATTATAAAGACTTGTAAGATAAAGCTTTACGAACTTAGGTGATATAGTATTTTCGTAAAAGGTTTCTTCCATGGTTCCCAGATCAACCATATCAAAGCCCTTAGTGTTACCCGAATCAGATCTTGTTAATTCATAAGGAGTTCCGACTAGTCTTAGTTTTCCTTTAGTTTGTCTATAGTGAATATGTCCAGAATAAACTGCATCGTAATTTTTATAAGAAATAGTATCTGTTCCATGGTGATTTTTAACTTTAGAATTTAAAGAAACCCCTGAAACTTCAGAATGACAAAATACAATATCTGAATTTGGAAATTGTGAAAGCGTTTCTGCTTCGTGTTCGGTATCTCTTCTCCATGGCATTAAGAGAACTTTCTTTCCTCCCCATTTAAGTTCTTTGGGTTCTTTATATACTGCTACATTGGGAATCCATTTTAAAGAATCTATTGAACTTACATCATTAGATTTTTTAGCCCATATATCGTGATTACCACATATAACATGAACAGGTAGAATTTCACCTAATCTTTCAAAAAGATCCACGGCATAGTGTAGAACTCTTAAGTTTATACTTTGTCTATTATCAAATGCATCTCCAACCTGAACTAAAATGTCACCTTCTTTGACATCTCGCTTTAGAGTTGGAATAAATTGGTTTTCGTAAAAATCCTTCTGTGTCTGTAACCATTCAAGAGAATTAGAACGAACTCCAAGGTGCATATCTCCGAGAATCCAGATTCTATTTACTGGTTTCTCTAATACCTTCGGATCTATCATTTTAGAAAAGTTTATTTATGTTCTTTCGTTTTAAGACGTTTGTTTTCTTGTCAAGTTCCTGAATAAGGGCTTCCTTATATTTGTTACTTAGTGAAGAATAAAATTTAGTTGGATTGATATTAAAGTAATCGCATAATTCTGAAAATAAATCTATTATAGAAAACTTTGCACTTAACTCGTCATACATGAATCCATACACTTCGTTTATGTCTAATTTTCTTAACTTTGTTATTTGCTGGAATTCATCTACTTCATTAAACTTCTTAAATCTAGAAGCTTCAATTAATTCATGAATTTTATTTCTAATTTGCGTACTTTCTATTTTATCTTCTTCATCTCTGTTGTCCGTGTACTGTGGGTTAAGATTGAATGAAATAGTTCCATTTAATTCAAAGTCTCCTCCATCATCGAAAGTATTGTCGAATATTTTATCTCTTTTAGTTCTCATAATTATAGGCTGTGTATGTTTGAATTAGTAATTTCGTCGGTTTCAGTAAGTCTCATAAAATTATAATTAATTCCTAATTTACATTTAGATCCTCTACCTTCACCGTCTCGTATTTTCAATATTTTAAGCCAGTATTCATAACTGGCTCTCATCATATCGTCTTGTATAATACCAAGCATGATATCTGCAGTATGTGATAGACCTGCAGATTCTGCAACGTCATTCATTGTAATATCGCTTGAATTATAACCGTTTCTTGTAATTTGTGTTGCTGTTACTATTAACCATCCGTTTCTTACACCCATTGCTCTAAGATCTTCTGCAATCTGCTTGATCTTCATATACGTGTTTTCAGAGTTAGGATTTCTAAAATTAGAAAGAATATTAATATAGTCAATAACTATTGCACCTAATTTTATTTTTCTTTCTTCTTCAATTTGCTTCAAGTATGCTTCAATATCAGGAACTGTCGCCTGTGATGTTGGCATTTGCTTTACGAATAATTGTCCAGGAGGAGTGAAACCATCTCCTACTGTTTCTAATTTTCTTTTAATTAAATCAGAATTTTTAGATTTTTCTTCATATTCTGAAATGTTTATGCTTAATAAATTAGAACCTATTCTTTTCATAAATTTAATGGCTGACATTTCCGCGGTAATCACAGCTGTGTTTGTTCCCATTTTTACAAAATTAGCTGCATCATTGGCAAGGTAAATTGATTTACCGATGTTTTGTTCACCTACATAAACTACTAAAGAACCATCTTTATCATAGCCACCATTCAGCGCTCGATCTAAAAAGTTATATCCAGTAGATACTTTAACCGCGTCTTCGAAGGAGTGGTCCTCCGGTTTAAAGAAGTCTAATCCTAGGTCAGAGTTAAATACGATAGAGTTTCTATCATTAATTAAAGTTTTAACCTTAGAGATGATCGAGTCTGCATTATCGGGTGTTACTTCAGTCGTTTTAATATACTCAATGGTATCGATAAGAGTATTATCAAAGTTACGCCATTTAATCCATGCTTCGGCCGTAGAGGTTAACCATTCTTCGTCATATTGATCTAAGTCTACGTTATATACAATATCTATAATAGACTCTTCAACCTTTCCTGCTAACTTGTCATTTTTAATAAGTAATTTCATTTGCTCACTGGAAGGAGTTTCATGGAATTTATCATGGAACTTAGTGGCAAGGAAGTGTATTAAATCAATATCTTCAGAGGTATAAAAACCTCTTTTAATATTTGATAAGTATTTAGGCTTTTGTAAAGATAACTTGAAGAATATTTTTTCAAAATCAGGTCCGAATTTCATATGGTTTTTTTATTATATAGGTTATATAAGATAATTTGAATTAGTTTAAAACCTATTGTTCTGATGCAAAATGACCATTAACATTTGACCATGGTTCATTTTCCCATAAATTAAAAGCCATTGCTCTTCTTGTTCCAGTTAAAACTTTATCTACCCTATGTGGTACGTGGCCTGCGTCAAATATTATTAATCTATTCGGTCTGCATAATATAGTGTCCGATGGCTTATCTTCTCCTTCTGTAAATATATTAAGTGCTCCTCCTGTGAATTCGGACCCAGCTGGGTAATAAACACATCCAATTGTAGGAGACATTCGATTCCCAGTAGCCTGTCTATATTCTACATCATCGTCATAGTGCATTTCTAAATAATCTCTAAATTTACCATTTGGATCTGCCTCTTGAACTCCTGTCCAATATTCAAAACCATTAATATCATATATGTTACTTAATGGATAATTGTGTCTCCATACATTTTCTATGATTCTCTTCTTAACTGAAGATTCTGCATTGTCATTTTCCCACCATCCTTTCCAGTAGTAATATACGCCTGGGTCTTGGAAAAATGTTTCATCGTTAGCTATGTCTTTTAATAGCTTTTCGTCTTTAATAAAATTGTCAAATACTGTTATCATTGGAATGGGTTTATTTTTATAGAATAGGCTTCTTTGCCTTCAGTAGAATTTGTTTGTTCGATTAATCCCATAGTAAGAGCTTCATCTAATCCTAAATCTACGTTTTCTTCTTTTCCTTTTGCAAAATACATATTAAGAGCGTGTTTAGTAAATGACGCCTTTTGCCTTTCAGGCTGCCTCACTGCTCTGGTTATAAATATGTGCATAATGTCTAATGCACCTGGAAAGGAATCCAATTCTTCTTGAATTCCTAAAATATATTTAATAGGAAGCTTATTTTCGTCTATTTTATTTATATTCAGTTTCATTATGCTTCGGTATCTTCTAACATTTCTTCAACATCAATGTCAGCTATTTCAGAGTTATAGTTAAATATAGGCTCTATGTGTTTTTCTATTTTTTCTAATACTGTCTGTGTAAATACTCTTTCAGAGAAGAAATCTTTGTTTGAAACAACTGTATCGAGGTGATCGCATATCCATGTTCTGGAAGTTGCCTTTGGAATCTTTTCTCCTTTTACAATATTTCCTCTGGTGATTCCACAAATATCCCATGTTGCATATTGTTCTAATCCAACATAAGGGTTCATACCTTCCGTGAAATTCAAGTGAAACTTGATAGGATGGGGTTTTGCAAATCTATTTTTATCAGGCTTAGCGGTAACAATAATACCGACCTTTTCTGCACCATCCTTTAATTGAGCTTTATTTAACATTAATACAATTGATGCTGCGTATGCAGGTCCAGTTCCTCCACCTGCTATTTGCATAGGTATGAAGGACTGTGATTGATATGTGTGATTTGTAAATAAAAATGGAATTTTAAGATCTGCCAAGGGTGTCATTATAATTCTAAATATAGATTTAAGAACTTTCGATCTTGTCATATCTGATTTATCAGAACCACTTGCCGCATCTGCTATTTCCTTTGCTGTTGCGAGATTACCAGCAGAATCTAAAATAATCATGACCTTTGGTACTGTTCCTCCTTCTCGTTTAGCATCCTGCATTTTCTTAGTAATCGTAGTTACCGAAGTTCTAAAATCCTGAACAGTGTTCGTAGGTTGGTAATTTACCTTAGAAGTGTCAATTCCAAACTTTTCCATCTGTTCTTTATCGACAGCGGCTTCAGAATCATAATAAATTACGCTATATCCTTTTGAAATTGCCTCTCTTACTGTGTTTAACATTAAAAAAGTTTTACCTGTTCCCGAAGGACCGGCAATGGAACAAGATCTATTGTTTGGCCATCCTCTGAATAATGAACCCGATACACACGCATTCAGGTGATAATTACCAGTATGAATCCAATCTGTTACTTTTGAAAAGTTTGAGGTTTCCATTATGGAACCTAGTGGATTTAAATCGGCTAATTGCTTATTTAAATCGTCGAATGTAAAGTCTTTATTTTTTGCCATTTTTAAATATGTTTTTTTCTTGTTTTCTTAGTGTTTCAAGTTCTTTAATAAGAACATCGGATTCTTTCTTTATAGAATCCATTTTTTCTTGAAGAGAAACTAGTCTATTATATAGTGTTTTGTATTTTACAACAAATTCGTTCTGTTCTTCTGTAAGATTAGTTGGATCTAGCATCTTTCTTTCTTTCTTTTATTTCGTCAAAGATACTAATTTGATTAGTGTCTTGTATAATTTCTTTTTCTTTAAAAATTAAGGGCCAAACCATTTTTCTTAGCTTATCTCCTAATTCGTAATTATTAGGAGTTTGTTCAACCATTTCTATTATTTTACCTTTAAAATCCATTTTGTTTATTTTTAGAATAATGATGACGAATATATTAAGTTCCTGTTTAGCCTTTGAAGACCCACGGAAGACAACACTCTATTGATAGGATCTATTACAGATTTTTCAAATTGTGTTTCATAATCAACAGTGGGGGCAATTTCGTAAGGATGTGCCCCTGGCTGATATGCATACATTTCGCATGTATTATGTTTACAATGATATAATTTTAGCTTTTCGCCATTACCAATCATCTTGTATTTGTTTTTGTATTTTGGATTCTGATTCATTAAGAAGTTATAAAATCCAGCTGCTTTAACATTCGGAGGACACTTTAAACCATACTGGAATTCTATAGTATCATCTACGATGTATTTTTCGATATTGTTAGTTCTTTTATTAAAGGCTATTTCGTCAACGTTAGACATCTTAAATTCTTTCTTTGATGTTTTCAAAAAAGAAACTAATCTACTTAACATCTCTGCAGTTGGCTTTTCAGATAAAATCAATTTAAGAGCTTCGGTCAAATGCTTTCTCGCCAATGTAGGAGTAGATGATTGAATAGTATCGAAACCGATTGTCTTAATCTTCTTAAGAGAGGGGTATCTGTCGTCTATTTCAAGCTTATCTTCCCATGCAATGTCTTGTAAATATTTCTTTTTAGCTAACCATATTCCTGAATATGCAATTGTTTCTAAATCAAAGTATAAGAAGTTGTCAGTATTCGTAACTTCAGCATACTTTGCCATACATTTTGTAATATAGTCTTTGATTCTGAACGTATACAATTCCATAATAAACTTATCAATTGGTAGTTTATTATCTCCTAGCCATTCGATAGATTCATACATTTCTTCGAACTGAACGTAACATGAATCAGTATCAATATAAACTACGGACGGTCTTACTAATTTATTCTTAATAGAAATATTAAAGTGTTCATGGACCACTTTATCTTTAGGCCAAAACTCTTGAAAATATTTATTAAGAATCTTTTCAGAATATAGAATTGCGTTCTGTCCTTGTAATGTAATAGATTCTGCAATGTCTATATTAAAAAAGTGAAACCACTTATTACCAAATGCACCATAAATCGAGTTAAGAGTTACTTTAACAGCCTGTTCATACGCAGTAAACTTAGCGGACATCATTGAATAATGGTCCGCTAAGATTTGCATTTCATCCCTTGTAAG